TATCACCAAGAATCTTGTCATATTTTGCAATCCATTTTTCAGATTTCTGGATTGTTGTGTTGTATTTATCAAGCTCTTTATTTGATTTACTATATGCTTCACTAGCTGTTTGCAATGCAAGTTGCATCTGTGCATTTGCTTGAGCGATTGTTGCCTGTGTGATAGCATCGGTTTTACCTTTGCTCTCGTCAAGAATGGTGTTGTAATTCTCAACCGCTGTCTTGAGGTTGTTGTAAGAGGTTTTCAGATTTCCGCTTGCAGAAGATTGCCCCAACATCTTATCGGAGAGTGTGACCATAACACCTAGGATGGGTTCTATTGCTTGGTTCTTCCACCCTTGGTAAGCACGCTTCAGCTTGTCGATGTTGTCGGTCAGCACTACGCCTTGGTCTACAAGCTCGTCTCCCATGACAAGCCCTAGCTCATGCGCTTGTGTACGCATTTCTTCTATGGCGTCACCACCTGCATTGAAGGCAGGGGAAAGCTCTGTTGCGCTTCTGCCTAGGAGTCGGTTTGCGATTGCTGTCCTTTCGGTCTGGTTCTCCATGTCGGAGAGTGCAATAAAAACCTCATTGAATAAGGTTTCTTGGTCTTTCATCTTCCCGTCAACATCTGTGACGGATATGCCTAGCTTGTCAAACTCATCCTTGTATTCGGCTACCCCGTCCTTGGCTTCAGCTGCGGCATTGGATAGGGTTTTCACCCCCATCTGTAACCCATCTACGCTCGCACCACTTTGGGATAAGATAAAGTCCCACTCCTGGAATGCGGTTCGGCTGATACCGATTTTCTGGGACATTTTATCGACACGATCAAGGGCTGTTGATGTTGCTATAGCCAAATCACCAAGTTTTTTGATACTTGCTGCGATAGCTACAACGGTAACACCTGCAAAAATCTTGTCAGCAACGCTACCGAATTTCGTTACCTTGCCTTCGCTCTTGTCGATTGACTTGTCAAAGCCTGTGTTGTCTCCGGTGATTTTATATACTAATTGCTCTATGATTCTCATTTAGTGTAGTCCCTTGGTGATACCGTTACTTTCTGCTTTTTCCGCAAGATATACTTGTCCCAAATCTCTTTAGGGATGAAAGCTCCTGCGCTCTCCAAGTCTTTGATGTCCATCTGATTCCAGAATTCATCCTTGTTGTTGACAACACCCTCTTTCTTGAGTGCAAAATACAGCCTATCCCAATCAAGCTCTGCTAGGCTTTTAACATTGCCATGACTTTTTTTTTACTGTCGTCTGCGTTCTCAATGACAGCCCTGACAAATTCCAGTTGCATTTCAGCATCGGTATGTCCCTCCCACCATTCGGCATCGTAGACATAGCCATTAGCTTCCATGATAATCTGTATGATTTCCCTTAGCAATTCATCTTCATCATCAGAGGATATGGCATCGATCATTTCCTTGCGCTTCTTCTTATTCTGTATCTTCATGGCCTTCATCATCTCTTCAACCCTAGCCCAGAAGTCTATGTATTTTTTCCTAGCAATGTTAGGGATGAAGTAAAGCGTGAATGTCTGCGTAGATACCTTTATGTCAAATCGTGGTCGGTCAATGCCTATCTCTCTCATAGTCTCTCCTATGCTATGAACAGCTTCATCAGCCGATAGCCTTCGTCTGGGTCTGGTTCTGCGGTGAACCCTACAGTAAGCTCATTAACCCCGTCCTCATTGATTCCCTTGAAGTTGAAAGCAGCTCCACTGTCCAAGGTTGCATTGTAGAGGGTGAATTGCCATTCAATAGAATTGAACGCTGTTACCGATACTCCCGAAGCATTGACCTTTGCGTCTGCGAGGTCAGTGTAGGTTCCACTTGCAACGATCAAATACAAGTTGGTTGCATCAGTGTAAAAATGTCCCTGCGCCCCTACTGTGTTTGCATCGCTTACATGTACCTCGTGCATTCCTGCAATATTCACATATCCGTCAATCTCGGTTGTCCATGGTAGTGAGGTAGAGAATACCGTCTTGGGGATGGTGACAAAATCATTGATTGTGTCAGTATTCAAAGCGGTTATATCGTCCTCAACCACCACATGGCTATCCTGTCCATCGAAGTGCGTCAAGCGATAGGAAGCGGTTCTTAGGTCAGTGACATGGTTGGGTGTGTTCACCAAATCACCTGCTGATATTTCAGTTACACCACCCAAGATTTTGTCAAAGATGGATAAATCCCAATTCCAGATTGCAGACGGTGAGAGTTGGAAGGAAAAGTTCTTGATTTTCTTAATCACGTCCTTGTAATTCCCACCGTCCAGAATCATCTCGTCCCAGTTGAGTGTGCCTGTCGCCCCGCCAGCGACAAGCCCCACATCTTCGAATCCGTCCCCGATATTCACAGCTAACTGAAAACCATCGGGAAATATGTACTGTTTGCTAGCGGTTTGTCTAGGCATGATACCTCCTAAGCCTTGAAGAGCTTCATGAGCTTGAAACCATCTGCTGGGTCGGGTCGTCCGGTGAAGGATACGGTAATCTCGTCCAGTCCATCTTCATTCACACCCTTGAAGTTGAAGGAAGCTCCTGCGTCCATGTTGGCATTGAACAGGGTAAACTGCCAGTCAACTGTGGTCAAGGAAGCATCACTGTAGTGTGTCATGCGGACTTGGATGTCTGAGAGGTCAACGACATGGTCGGCTCCTGCAAAGTCCAAATCATCACCAGCGGAAGGGGTGCTTGCGGTGGTCTTGGTGAGAATCCCATCAAACACCTTCACGATGGTTGCAGGGTCCCAGTTCCACAAGGCCGATGGCGCAAGGGCACAAGTGAAGTTCTTTGCTTTCTTGATAAGGTCTTTGTAGTTGCCTGCATCAAGCCTAATCTCGTCCCAGTTAAGGGTTGCTGTAGCACCTGCTGCTACAATACCGATGTCGGTCCATGTGGCCCCATTGTCTGTTGATACTTCCAACTGGAAACCGTCTGGAAACTGATAATTCGCTTGGTCTGTCTGTCTAGGCATTGCGTTATCTCCTGTAATTTACTTCTACTGGACAAAGCCAGTGGTAATCCTCATAAGCAGGTGGTTGTATCACCGCCTGCATATATCCATCATAAAACACCCTATTGAGTGCATCGTATACTTTCTGTGCTATCTCTATAGCCTTCGCTTCACTTGTTGACCTACAAGACACTTGGAAGGTCTGCGGTCTATAATCCCCCGAACCGAAGCTGGACACAGGGAATATCTGTATGGTCTTTTCAAGGTCTTGGAATTGGGTTGGGATAACCTGGTTATTGAAGATAGCAGGGTAGGTGGTGCTACCTACGGTGAAGGAAGAAAGCAAAGAGGTTACAGAGGTGTCTACACTAAGAATTTCATAAATGTTAAACCTTGCTGTTTGCACGTTCTGCCTCCATTGCCTTTCGGCTGTATCGCTTCAAAATGTCCGCCACATCACCACCATCCACCAGCTCTTTAGCAGGTCTAAGGTAGGGTTGTGCAGGTTGCTTCACCGTTCCGTATTCTTGGAAGTATGCGTGTTCCACATTCGACCCTACATACACCTCGTTTTCCTTCAGCCCTGCCTTGTCAAGCGGTGGTGCTTTCTGGTCACTAGAGCGGTTGTTGAGCAATGCGCTTTTGGTAGGACTTATCACGCTGATGGAGTTCCTAAGCTGTCCTTGGTCAACAGGAGCAAGCACCTTCGCCTGTGAAGCAATGACCCTGCCGTATTCAAACGCTGTCTCTACATTGGCACGCTCTACTGCTTTCTTGACATTCACCAGCTTGGTACGGGTTATCTTGGTCTTCACAGTATACCCCCACTATCGCCTAGGACAATGTAATCTTCTGGCGGAGTATCAGTAATCACCTGTGTATCAATGCGCTCTGCACCAATGACACAAACGCTACCTGCAAAGCCGACATTGTCGGGGAAGACTATCTTGTACCAGAGTTGATCGTGCCAGATAATGTTCTCCGGTGGAGGTGCAAAACCTTGGTCAAAGATAAACACCTTGTCTACCGTATCCCATACCTTTTCATTGAGCAGTCCCTTCAAAGCGTTCTTCTGGTATCCATGAGCGGCTACCTTGTAGTCGTATTCATAAGATGATTCCATTTCCCCCGTCATGGGGTTGTAGGAAGAGAGCGGAGCGTAGAAGAGGATGTCAGTGGTTGGAAAGTCGTTGAAATGGGATAGGATATTACTGAACATTACTCAACCTCGTGCACTTTTTTTCATACCATATACCTGTTGGTTGTATTGGTGTACGGATTGCGCATCGACCCTACATCAATCTGTGTTCGCTTGAATCGCTTTATCAAAGCAATCAAGGCTTTTGGATAGCCCCAGTTTTGATCTATCTTGTTGCTGTCGTCATAGGAAACACTTAGTACGCCCATGCTCTTTGAAGTAACTCCACTCTGGTTTGCGCTGTCAACCGTAGAGCTTTGGATGTCGTACAAAACCATCTTAGCCACTGCAAGTTTAAGGGCACTTGGAACAGGGGAGACAGTGAGCGTAAAGCTACCACTATCGGTTGCCCTCTTGTCTATGGTGATGCTGTGCTCACAGAAAGAGTAGATGGAAGCATCAGGAATGTTGTCCCCTTGCACCTCTGCCCCTTCGTATACGTCATAGAATGATTCTGTGGATTCCAGAATGTATGAATCAGTCGTTGAGGTTACATCGAAGGTAAGCCCATAAGACACCCTTGTAATCTGCTTAACCACATCAGCCACGATAGGCTCGTATATGGCAAACAAATCATCGTAGGTGTCACCGCTTATTTGCAGTAGGCTTTTGAATTCGCTTAGGCTTAGCATCTGCTACCTTCTTGTTTTTTGGGTTCTCTGCACATCGTGGAATGTGAATCCGACATACGCTATCTGAATACTCTTGTTTGCAAAATGGACAAATCATAATCGCTCCATGAAGCCCCACCCCGAAGGGCAGGGCTGTAAAAACTAACCTAGGACACGAACAGCGAGTTCTGGATACAGGGTCTTTACCCCGTAGAGAATATCCATTCTCCACTTGTTTGCGTCATTGTCGATGTCGTAATCCCTTACGACCCGAAGGCTCAGACCATCGTAGTTGACGGTGTAGGACTCAGCCCCTTCAGCCGGAGCAAGCGGAGCGGTTGCAAAACAGAAAGCGTCTCTCTGGAATGCAATGTTCGCTACGTGTGCGCTAGCAGATACATCGGGGAAGGTTACAGCTGCGGAGGTGAAGTCCCCAAAGGCAACCGGAAGGGCTGGGTAGATAGAAACAGCGGCAATGACACCAGAAGCGGCTGCGGCGGTGTCTGCTGTTACGGTAAAGGTGTAATCGTCAATCTTCAGCAAGTCACCCTTGAGTAACTTTGCAGTTGAAGTACCAGCAGCACTGGTAAGCGCAATCGAGGTTGCTCCAGCGGCACCTCCGGTAATGGTCACATCTGCCAAAGCAGCATAACCACCTGCGGTATGGGTCTGGATGTCTGCATCAGCTGCCAAAAGCATACCGTAGACACGACCGATTGCGGCGTTGCGGAGAGCGGTATTTGTGCCACTCTTGTCAACTTCCACAAGGCTATCGAGCTGGAGGAACTTTGCTTCTGCGTCAAAGTCCATGAGGAAGGCTCTACCGTCCCTTGGTGCACGATTCTTGTTGAGCATCTTGTTGATGTTCGCAAGGTCGTCCAATCCATCGGGAGTTACACCGGATGTTCCTACATAATAAGGAATGTCAACGTAGAGGGCAGCAAGCGAGTTGTTGACCTTCTCCGCTAATGCAATAGCCGATGGCATGATAACCTGTCTGGTAAGGTCGTCAACATTGAGGGTCAACTCCTTGCTGGACAACTTGAACGGTACGGTTCTCTGATTGGAAAGCTGTACCTCTACTGCGGTTTCTGCAACCTCGTTGTATGCCGAAGCAATGGAAGCCGAACCGTCAGCGGTGGAATAGCGAGCAGGTTTGATGACCTGAATAGTATCCCCTGCCTTACGGAAGGTGTTGTCGAACTGCCGATTGACAAGCGGCAAGAACTTGATTTGATCCTTGAGAATAGGCAATGCTCTTTCTGCAATGAGCTTTGCGGTTACGAATGAATTACTCATGTAAATCTCCTGTTAAAATGTGCCTGCTGCCTTCATGGAAGCCGCAAGGTCGAAGTCTGGTGCCCCTCCGTCTGGAGGTGTGTCGCTAGAAGCGTTCTGGGCTTTGATACTCTTCATGAACTCATCATATTGCGTTGATACCTGCTTGATTCTCTCAACCGTCTCTGCTTCATCGTTTCCAAGATAGGCATCGAGATTGACAAACGGAGGGAGCTTTCTGTCGCCCAGCTCTTTTTGCGCTACCTCTTTCAATGCCGCTCTGGTTGCTCTCTTGTCGCTCTCTTCCTTCTCATGTCGAAGGGTTTCAAGGTCTGCTTGCATCTTGGCGAATTCATAATCTCGCTTCCTTGCAGGCTTATCCTTGTCTGGAGCTTCCAACCAAGCCTTTTTCAACGCTTCGAGGTCGTCCATTGGAACCTTTGCCCTTAGTTCTTCTAACTGTGCTGTGAGTTTTTGACGCTCTGAATCGAACTCTGTTTTCAGTTCCGCCTGCTTTGTATCAAGCGTCTTGTTGATTCTTGCGTCCACGTAAGACTTCAAAGGTGCGGTCTCTTCGAACAGCTTCACCTTCTCCGTATCAGAAAGCCCCGAAAGTGTTGAATCCAACCCCGCCAGTTCTTTCTTTACGTCTTCAAGTGTACTCCCTTCCTTGAGCGTTGTCAACTTCGAGAATACATGGTTTGCTACTAGTTCTGTCAATGTCATTTTGTGCTCCCTTGGGATTTCTCCCTTCTATATCTAAGTAACCTTGGTTACTTCTTTTTTCCATTCGTCATAGTTCTTGTAAGTGATGATTGTAGACTTGCCTGTCACTGGGTCTTTACCCCTTCTTACTGTCGGCTCCAAACCTTCAATGATTTCAATCGTTGTGCAGCGACAATTAATATTATTTCGAGCTTCGGTAAAATCGCCAGGATATAAGGCACGATCCGAACCAATGCGGAAGTATTCGTCAATCCCTATCGTGGTTCCGTCCAACGCCCCATGCTCGTCTCTTGTCCTGTCGTCAAGGGTAGCAATCCATCGCTTCTTCTTGGATACATTGCTTGTCTTGGATTCTGTGTATACCCCTGCGTTGTAACATCGGTTCCCTTCCGTCCTTACTACTCGTTGGGTCTTAAAAGCGGAATTAGCAAAGATAGGTTTCAAAGACTCCACTTGCTTGTTGTAACTCACCCCACTGATAAAGCCTTGCTTGACCGTCTGCTGTATCTTGGTAAGGTCATCGGTAGCGTTGTCTGCTAATATCTGTTTGAGCGTCTTGCCTGTCTTGGGGACAATGCCTAGGGCAATCTCTTTGAGTCGTTCGTTTCTGATAGTCTTCCAAATATCAAGGTCCCCTGTGACCGCAAGCTCTGTGACAAGAGGATTGAGAAGGGGTGCGGTTTCCTTGATTCCCAGAATGCCACTGAAGGACTCTGTTACATATCTGCTCCGGTAATACCCCTCTTCCACAACATCGGTCAGTCCTTGCTTTACCTGCGAGTAAGCCTTTCTGGTAGTGTCCAAGAAGATACCTTGCATTTCTTTGTTGAGCTTTTCCAGACGCTTGTATTGGTTCATGACCACCCAGTAATCTGATACATCGGTGTTTACCAGATATTCTGCGTAGGTGGTCTTGAGCAGGGAAAGGATGGAGTCACGCTCAGAGCGGTAGAGCGCAAGGATTTCCCTTGCCTGTTGCTCTATCCGCTTGTCGGTGAGTTCATGTGCTTGCGTCTGTAAGCTCTGTATGCTCATAGCTCTATCTGTGGTGCCTCCGCAACCTTGCGTTCTGCGATTTCCTCAGCGTCCATGTTTGGGATACGCTCTATCAAGGTTTGGCTGTCTACATACCCTGCCATGAGGTTGTTTTCTTCCAGGATGGCCTTCACATTGTCCGGTATGTTCCGCTCAATCTTGATGGTCAAAGGCTCTACCTTGGTGTTCACCCCCATAACCGTCATGGATTCAATGAGAGTGTCTATCAGCTCGTAGCGTCTTTCAAGACCTTCTTGCCTGTATGCCACAATCTCACTTGCCTTGAGTTCCATCGGATAAATGCGGTATTTAAGAGCAGTACCGGAAGGGTCTTGCCCTAGATCAAGTTTTGTGAAGTCGAAGATACCGCTAATCTTATGAAGCTCGTTGATGAAGTGATTTAGCATTGCTTCCCGAAGGTCTGGGTCAAGGTTCTGTTCTACAAAATCAAAGAAGTCCTTCCCGTTGCCTTGGTCTCCCTTCTCCATGCCAAAGACAGCATTGAGAGCGGAGAGGTTCTTCACAAGCTCGTCCGTCTTTTCTAGTGAGGTTATCAGCGTTCCCCTCGCATGTCGGTCAAGAGCGTTGAGTGTGTTGGTCTGTAATGCGTCTATGATGTCTACATAGTTTTTGACACACAACCATGTCGGGGTGGAGGTGGAGTTGTTCTGGGTAATAACCCATGGGACCATGCCATAGTCATTCGGCACTTCCTTGCTAAACTCCCAAACACCTTCAACCTTGGTGTACACATCTGTTCTATCTGCGTAATACACACGCATCATTGTTTCCTGTTGCCAGATAACCGATAGGAGTTCCTTTGCTATTGATGTGCTATAGACAGGCTCAACTTGCATCGGGGAGACGTCAACGAATCTGGGTATTACCTTGTCCCCGTCCTTTTCTATGAAATGCAGCTCGCATGATTTACCGAAGATACCAGCTTGCTTGATTTGCTTGGAGGTGAGGGTGTTCTCATGATTTTTCTTATTGATCGCATCGATAAGCTCTTTGTATTTGCCTTCACCCACATAATTGATTGACTCTGGACTGCCAATGTATCCTGCCATGATGTCAACGATGTATCTTGGATAACCGGAGGGTGAGAAATTGTTTGGGCTAATTCGTGAGGCTTCCCTATGATTCCAAATCTTCCTAAGCTCAGATGGGTCACCATTATAATACGATTCCCATTCCCTTAGGTGGCCACATTCTATTGCGAAGCCCTCTACATCGGGCACATACATTTTACCTTTCTTCTCTATTAAATCTGCTCTCATAATCCGAGTGCCCCCATGTTTATATTTTCTGCCTGTGGTTTACGCTCTTTATATCGCTCTGTTGCGTACCTAAGAGAATCCACACAATGGTTATACTTGTCCTCCGGTATCGGCATGATGTCCCCTGTAGTGGAGTTTACCTTGTAGGAATACAGCTTGAATTCCTCTATCGTGTGCTTGCAGCGAGGGTGAATAATAACCTTCTTGAAATTCCGTATGCGCTCTATTCCGGCGTTGATAGAACCATTGCCCTTCTTAGCTGATGATATTCTAAAGCCTTGACGCTTCATGTAACTAATGAGTTCCGGCCTTGCGCTGTCTGCGATGATAGGCCATGAGCGAGTGGTTGGGATGGTGTCGAATAATGCAGGATGGTCGTCTATCTCCACCCCTACGCCATATGCTTCTGCGTCAATATACAAGCACCCCTCGTGTGCGTAACATCGTATAACAGCGGTTGGATCGTGAGCAAATCCCCAGTCAGCACCGTGCATATAATGCGGTTCTGGAATGGTTGTGAAGTCGTCAACAATAAACTTCCCTGCGAAGATACAAGAGTCAGAGAAGTTGCGAGGTTTCCCTTCCCACACCCAAAGGTATTTGTCATAGTTGTATTCCTTGTCGTTCTCCATTTCCTTGCGTAGCACTTCTGGGAAGTATGGGTTATCCAAGAAGGTTTGGAACAATACAAAAGCGTCCTTGTTCTTGTGCTTTACGAACATGCGATAAACAGGGTCGTCTTCAGTATCGGTGTTGAAGTCTATATAGAACTTTGATCCCTCTGCCCTTATCGTGGGAATGAGCTTATCCCATGAGGACTGTGGCACCTTGTCGGCTTCTGCAACCCATACCCTGGTTATCCCTTCCATACTCTTGATGGAGTCGATATTGTGCCTTAAACCTTTGAAGATAAACTCGCTTCCGGTTATTGAAGTGATGGAAGTCTTTTGGATTGTGAACAGCTTATCAAGGCCCAACATGCTTATCTGTTCCACCAAGGTATAGTATACGGATTCATTGATGGAGTTCTGGAACTCTCTGGTACATAGGATACGGTGACGCTTTTCAATCGCTTCTACCAGCAATCCTCTAGCAATAGACCAAGTAGCTCCCTTTCCCCTTCCACCGTATACAACATTGTAGCGGTAGAGGTCAGTGAAGAATGGCTTGTATTGATGAAGGATTCCTACTTCTGCCATGTTACTTTGATCGGTTCTCCGTCCTTGCCGGATACTTCGTGTTCTTGTTTATCCACCTGCCCTAGATACTGTTTTCCGAGCCATATTAAGAGTGTGGCATTACCACCCAAAGCACAATCGAATTGAGCCTTGCGGAGTTTCGGCTTTGCAAATGCCATTTGCTTTTGCTCCACATATTCCGCAAATGTCATACCGAATTTTTCTTTGACTCGTCTTTCTACCGTATCGTATGAGCAGTTAATGTCGAATGAGTTGAGAACGGAAACAATCTCTTGACAGTTGCAAAACACTGCACAGAGAGCGTCAACTTTCTCGAAGTCTATTTCTATCTTCGGTCTACCCATGTTCTTAGCCATGCTTTAATTATAACACCTTTTGTTTATATGTCAACTATACAAGAAAACCCTAGATACCGCACAGGCTAAATATCTAGGGCCCATTACTATGAATTGTGAATTCCAGAAACTATAGTCAGTATAGCATAGGGTAGTGAGTTGTCAAGGATTGTTTTTTTTAAACATTGCTTGGCAATACAAACCTTCAGCATAAAGTAACCCACCTATAGGTTGGAGATTCTTTTCAATTTCAAAATTTACCATTTCTGATAAAGATTTTAATGTTGTTGCTTGTAGTATTTCATAACTTATTGGTTTTAAATCTTTACAAGCACTAATCAAATCATCTTCAATCAACCCCATCTGAAAATCATATATTTCTTGTTCTGTTACTTCTTCTATTGGTTTCATATCTTTCTCCTTTACTCTAATTATATGCTATTAGTAATATTTGTCAAGGATTGTTTCTATGTTGCTTCTTATTAGAATAATCTTCCTTGTGATTGATATTCCTGTATCCTATCCTTAGCTATCTTGAAATAACCTTCATCTTTCTCTATACCGATAAACTCACGATTCGTTTTTGCACAAGCAACGCCAGTGCTACCACTTCCCATTGTAAAATCCAGTACAGTCTCACCTTCATTGGTGTAGGTTTTAATTAAGTATTCCATTAAAGCAACGGGTTTTTGGGTTGGGTGGATTCTATCGCCGTTCTGAATTGCAACGGTTTTAAACTCTTGCACACTTTCGGGGCATTTGCCGTTGGGGTTAATAAAAACCCTATTATCACTTTTGAACTTCCCGTAAACAATATTGTCGTCAGAAATTTTCTTTTTTGGTTTCCAAATTTCACCCTCTGAATATCTATCTTTAGAGGTTCGTGAGTACTCCTGCCTGATTGGATAAAAAACAGGCGAACCTTTAGAAAATACCAGTATATTTTCATGGTATTTCATCGGCATTTTTTTAGCGTTCAAATGCCCGCTCCCTCTATTCTTTTTCCAAATCCACTCATACTTGAACATCTTGGGGTTACTCATCACTAGCGCACTAGTAAACGGCTGACTAGCAGTCATTACGATAGCCCCATTAGGCTTAATCACCCGCTTCAACTGTTCCCACATTGGCTCTAGTGGAATAATGCTGTCCCACTTGCAAGCCGTTGTTCCATATGGAGGGTCTGTTATGATAGCATCTATACTACCATCAGGAATATCCTTCATCTTTTCTATGCAATCACCTAAAATCAGTTTTATATCAGACATTTTTATACTCCATGCAATCAATTAAGTGAAATTTACTCATTGTTCTAACTCCTATTACTCTATTCCCTTGATTGGCATAGTTGTTTTCCTTCATGCCGTATCCTTCTCCGCATTCTCTTTTTGATCGTGCTTGCGCTGCGTTCCAAGTATCGGAATGAATGACGCCAATACAGCAAGTCCCATTCATCGCCTGTCTTTGCTTTTTGTCTTGTTCCCATCATATAGCTCTCCCCCACCAGTCATAGTATCCTATTGTGCTAGGATTGCTAAGAATGGTTTACCAACAGTAAGTTGGTCATGCACCCCTAATGCCTTTACGGAAGGTAGCTAATCTTCCCAGTCGTAACATCGTGTACAAGCAATTGGTATTCCCAACGCCTAGGGATCACACTCTCCTGTTCCAAGCGTCGATGGCTTGTTGCCTGTCATGCCACCAACCAGCTTCGATCAAAACACTGCACTCATGCTCAACAGTGTAGATTGCTTCATCATTCTCATCAGATTCTTCTACTAGTTCTGGATACTCTTTACAGAAAGGACAAGGAAGCAATCCGTCCTCATTTACCACGCCAAGGTCTTTGATGATAGACTCATTATATGTGCACGGAACAAATGGGAATGCGATACAATCATCATGTTCTAAATGCCACGCACATCCGCTACACCCAGTAGTTGATTTCACCAACTTAACCATATGCTCTTGTCCGTCAATCTCTTCAACCCACTGTTCGCCTAACTTTCTCATTCAATACTCCTTTCCATGCTTGTGAGGTCTACTCTCATTGTATTTCATCTTTGCCTTGATGTGCGATTCCAGGTCAATGCCAAGATAGCCACACATGTCTGCCACACGGATAACCACATCGGCAAGCTCGTCCTCAAAGGTGTCCTTGACCTTCTCAATGAACATCATATCGAAGGTGTCAGTATCATCGTCAGTCTTTCGGTTTGCGTAGGTGGATAGCCATTCTGTATCCTTCCGATCAAAACGCTTTCCCTTCCTATCCGCTTCCAACGCTTCCCCCAACTCCGAGACAATGAGCATGAGCATTTCCCCGATGTTCTGTCCCTTGTGATGGAATCCATGCTTGAGCGCATTGGCAAACGCTTTGTCCTGCATTTTCTTGATGGTCATGATTGCTCCTTTAGTGCTTGCTTGACAATATCAACCCACGCTGCGTTGCACTCTTTGATAGCTTCATCTTTTGTATTACATTCACCATGTGCTACCCTTGTTGTTCTTTGCTGTATAAACCAAGACCATGGTCTGATATACTTTTCAATATCATCATAGAAAGGTCTAATAACAGCGGAGTGCCCGAAAGGTAAATCTGCTGATAGTCTAGGTAGTCCTATCAGTGTTACCCCTTCCTTGAACTCAATCGGTTTGATCGTGTACATGATTCCTCCTTGTAGAAAAATGGTCGGGGAGAAGCTAAGCAACTCCCCACCATGGCTCTTTGGGTCAGTAACCCTATGAGATAACACCTATCTCAAACACACTCCATTCTCTGTTGTGGCTTGGGGCTTACGTTCCCTCACACATTGGCTCCGTAGAAATCCAAAGTCTTACGCTCCACTCGTCAGTGGCTTTTTAGGACTGACAGGATTTGAACCTGCATGAGGGAGTCTGCAATTACGTGCAACACTCATCGCTCCATCCCCTCTGCTATACATCGGCTTATTGCAATATCCGATGCTTACTAGCGTCTACTTCCGCCACAGTCCTACAGCCCTTCTATGGTGGGCCACTCCCGCCGTTCTCCGAAAAGATACGGTGCGCTTGTAACAAATTATACCACAACTGCTTGCAAATGCAATGGTTAAAGAACAGAAAGGTCATACCGCCAATGCACCCTCATTTTTCTCTGTGGGATACATAGCCCATATTCCCTGCAAGCCTCAATTGATAAACTTGCCCTTGTTTGTAGCTCTTCTCTGACCGTCTCAGCACCTATCATCCATGTCTCGTTTTGATCGCGAAAGTTGATGATAAAAGCTGGGATGGTTCCCGCTTGGTTAATCTCCGCCAACTTGTCCGCTTGCTTCAAGCAGCTTGCCGGAACGCTCTTACCCTTGTGGCTTTTTAGCTCTAGCAAGTACAGTGTGCGCCTAGAGAACACAAGACAGTCACAGAGATTGGAGGACGTGAAGCGTAGGTCGCTAGATGTTGACCACCCTCCTGCGTCCTTCATCCTTAAGTAGAGTTGATCTGGAAGAACGCTTGCCTTGAAGTCTGCTTCAAACTGCTTACCTGGTTTCATTGCTTCTCCTCCCATCCGTCTGGTAGGGTGAGTGAGTCTTTCCAGTCACCAGAGTAGTCAATGAGTCCGTTTGGCAGTTCTTCTCCAAAACTCCCGAACTGATTGTCGTACCAAATCCATGTAGCCGCCCCTATTTCCGGCTTCTTTGGGAACCACCACAACCTGTTTTCTGCATCGATTGCAACAGGCTTGCCGAAAATATTCGCCCATTCCTTCAGCGTTTTCTTCCCACCACTCATCAGCCTGTCGTAGGCTTCGGCTCTGGCTCTTGCTTTTATAAGCTCTGATTCTAGATATTTTGAATATCCAATAGGGTTAGCTTCCCAATTTACGATTGAGTCAATCTTTATCTCATACTCAATCATTATCTCAGTCTTTTTCATCTTCATTCTCCTTCTGGTGCTGGTATTGTAGGGATAGGAAACCAGTGAGTGATAGTAACAGCAATTCCTCTGAGGTAAAATTCATCATTATAAAACAATACCACGTCAAAATATTTAGTCTTTTGATTGTAACCAAAGACAAACTGCCTTTCTTTCGGTTTCTCGCTCACTGGTCGCCAGCGGAGTTGTTCTTTGAGTGCAGATATTTCATCACACTGATTGGTGATTATCTCTTGGAACTTCTCGATTGTATCGTCAGTGATATTGGCCTTTGCTTCAAGCCATGCAATGTACTCAGTGCTGTACTCATAAGGGCCAATCTTTGGGAAGTCCTTGCTTTCCAATGCTTGCCCGCCAGCCATGAATTTCATGATTACAGAATGCTTGCCAGTCTCTTCCTCAAACCGCTTCATCATCTCAGTCTTTTCCATCACTTCAACTCCTTGTAATAATCAATCATTTTGTTATAGATGGCAAAGAACGTCTCCGCTATTGTTCCCACATCCTCAACACTAAATTTTGCTCCCCTCCCTGTGTAGAGTTGTTCCAACGGCTTCACTCCTTCTTCAAGAATTGAGACAACCTTTTCATAAATCTCATTGGTTTCTTCCATGCAATTCCTCCTTGATTCTCTCTATCAGTTCCTTCGCTTCTATCGGGTGTGTCTTTGGGTCTAGTAGAACTCTGCTGTTGCATTCCAGACTGCACACGGTAGCCAAATTCAAAGGGTGGTGTATCACGTCCTTTCCGTATAGCTTCAAGTAGCTCTTGGCCTTCGGTATTTTATGTGCCAATTGCAGGTTGCCGAGGTGCAACGGTTTCCCGCACACCTCGCATCTGCAACCACGCTCTACCATCAAGCGGATACGGTTCTCTTGGTAGTCCAATCGTTCTCGTTCGGTCAAAACGGAATTCCTAAATCTGAACTATCATCAGCAAAACTCTCCGGTCCACTCTGTTGCTTCGGGTATCGGTTTTCTTCCTTCGGATCGCTCTTTCCACCCATAAGCTGAAGGTGGTTCACAATGATAACGACCTTGCTCCTTGCTTGTCCGTCCTTCTCCCAACGCTCTTGTCGGATTTCTCCGGCGATTGATACCTGTTGACCTTTGGTGAGGTATTGGTTTACGCTCTGTGCCATCTTGCCGAACATAACACAGTCATAGAACCCAGCTTCATCTTCCCACTTGTCGTTTTTCTTTACGCTACGATTTGAAGCGATAGAGAATTTACCTATAGCCATACCACCATTGGAGTAGCTAAGTTCTGCGTCTCTGACAAGACGCCCGTTGATTGCTAATACATTCATGTCGTTCATACAATCTCCTTTACTAAATTATACCACAGATATGATATTAAACAAGCCTATTCTTCCATACCACGCAAGATTTCTTCCCACTTCCTGGAGTT